TATCACTGCGAGGGCTGCGACGCGGCAATCGCGGAGCACCACAAGACGGCCATGCTGGAGGGCGGCGAATGGCGGGCGACCGCCACGGCCGCCGATCCGACCACGGTCGGGTATCACCTCTCGGCGCTCTATTCGCCGATCGGCTGGCTGAGCTGGGAGCGGATCGTGCGGGCCTGGGACGCGGCACAGGGGTCGGACGAGGCGATCAAGGCGTTCCGCAACACGATCCTCGGCGAGACATGGGTCGAGACCGGAGAAGCCCCCGACTGGCAGCGGCTCTACGACCGGCGCGAGCGCTGGACCTCCGGCACCGTGCCTGCGGGCGGGCTGTTCCTGACCGCCGGGGCCGACGTCCAGAAGGACCGGATCGAGGTCGATGTCTGGGCCTGGGGCCGCGGGCTGGAAAGCTGGCTCGTCGATCACGTCGTGATCGAGGGCGGGCCCGACCGGCACGATGCGTGGTTGGAACTGACCGCGCTGCTGGATCGATCCTGGCCGCATGAACGCGGCGCGCACCTGCGCATCGCGCGGCTCGCCATCGACACCGGCTACGAGGCCCCGGTGGTCTATTCCTGGTCGCGGGCGCAGGGGTTTGGGCAGGTGTCGCCGGTGAAGGGCGTTGAAGGGTTCAACCGCTCCAGCCCGGTGTCGGGGCCGACCTTCGTCGATGCGACCGAGGGCGGCAAGCGGCTGCGGCGTGGCGCGCGGCTCTGGACCGTGGCGGTGTCGACCTTCAAGGCCGAGACCTACCGCTTCCTGCGGCTGGCGCGGCCAACCGACGAGGAGATGGCCGACGGGGCGGCATTCCCGCCCGGCTCTGTGCATCTGCCGCACTGGGTCGAGAACGAATGGCTGAAGCAGTTCGTCGCCGAGCAACTGGTGACGGTGCGCACCAAACGCGGCTTTGCCCGGCTGGAATGGCAGAAGCTCCGCGAGCGAAACGAGGCGCTGGACTGTCGGGTCTATGCCCGCGCCGCCGCCTGGATCGCGGGCGCGGACCGCTGGTCTGAGGAGAAATGGCGCGACCTCGAGGATCAGCTCGGGGCCGCCCCCACCGACACCGATCCCGCCGGGCAGATCAACCGGCCGGGACAGGCCCCGCAAGGCAAGCGCCGCTCCGACTGGCTTGGACGGCGGGAGGGATGGTTCTGAAGATGACCGACTGGACGGAATCCGAGCTCTCGGCGCTGCGCCGGGCCTATGCCAGCGGCACGACCCGGGTCAGCTATGACGGCAAGTCCGTCGACTACGGCTCGGCCGAGGATCTGCTGGCGCGCATTCGGACCATCGAGCGCGCCATCGCGGGCACCACACGGCCGCTGCCGGTGGCCGGGCTGGCGGGCTTCTCGCGCGGAGATCGCTGATGTCGGCGACCTGGTTCGATCACGCCATCGCGACGGTGGCGCCGCGCATGGCGGCTCGGCGCGTGATAGCGCGTCAGGCGTTCGAGACGCTGACGCGGGGGTATGACGGCGCCGCGCGCGGGCGGCGGACCGAGGGCTGGCGCGCTCCGGGATCCTCCGCCGACACCGAGATCGGCGTCGCCGGGGCGCTGCTGCGCGATCGGATGCGGGATCTGGTGCGCAACAACCCGCATGCGGCCAAGGCCGTGGCGGTGTTGGTCAACAACATCATCGGCGCGGGCATCATGCCGCGCGCCGCCAGCGGCGACGACACGCTCGACCGGAAGGTCGACGCGCTCTTCGAGCGCTGGACGGCGGAGTGCGATGCCGATGGTCAGCTCGATTTCTACGGGCTGCAGACGCTGATCTGCCGCGAGATGGTCGAGGCGGGCGAGGTCCTGGTGCGCCGCCGCCTGCGGCGCGCCAGCGACGGTCTGCCGGTGCCGCTGCAATTGCAGGTGCTGGAGGCCGACTTCCTCGACGCCACGAAATCCGGCGCCCTCGGCGCGGGCCGCCTCGTTCAGGGGATCGAGTTCGACCCGGTCGGCAAGCGCCGGGCCTATTGGCTGCATGGCGAGCATCCGGGCGATGCCTGGGGCGCGCTGCAGGGAGGCCTCGGATCGCGCCCGATCCCTGCGAGCGAGATCGCTCATGTCTACGAGAAGCAGCGCACGCAGGCGCGCGGTGTTCCTTGGGGCGCGCCGGTGATCCGGTCCTTGCGCGATCTCGACGACTACGAGGTGGCCGAACTGGTCCGGAAGAAGACCGAGGCCTGCGTGACCGCCATCGTCTTCGGTGATGACGAGGCGCAGCAGGGCATCGCCCCCGCGGTGGTCGACGCCGATGGCAACCGTGTCGAGCAGTTCGAGCCGGGGCTGATCGCCTATGCGCGCGGCGGCAAGGACATCCGCTTCAACCAGCCGTCCGCCACCGGCGGCTATGGCGAATACAAGCGGGCCAGCCTGCACACGATCTCAGCCGGGTTCCGCGTGCCCTACGAGTTGCTGACCGGCGATCTCAGCCAGGTCAACTATTCCTCGATCCGGGCGGGCCTCGTCGAATTCCGCCGGATGATCGACGCGGTGCAGTGGCAGCTGTTCATCCCGATGCTCTGCGCCCCCGTTTGGCGCTGGTTCACTGAAGCCGCCTGGGCGGCGGGGCAGATCCCGACGCCGGATGTGCCGGTGGAATGGTCGCCGCCGAAGTTTGATGCCGTCGATCCCTACAAGGACGCGATGGCCGACCTGCTGGCGATCCGGACCGGCACGATGACGCTGGCGCAGGCCATCGCGCGGCAGGGCCACAACCCGGACGCGGTGCTGGCGGAAATCGCCGCCACCAACGCCAAGCTCGACGGCCTCGGCCTCGTGCTCGACAGCGATCCACGCCGCGTCACCAAGACCGGCAGCGCGCAGGCGGGCGATCCGGCCAGTGAACTAGCCGCCCCCGCATCCGAACCAGAGAAGGAATAGGGCCATGCCCGAGACCATCACGGCGGCCCCCGTCGCCCTGCCGATGCAGCTGCGGCGCGCGCCCATCCTGCCCGCGACCGTCAACACCGAGGCACGCTCGGTCGACGTCGTCTTTACCACTGGCGCGCCCGTTCGGCGGCGGCGCTGGACCGGGTGGGATACCTCCGTGCCCTTCGACGAGATCCTCGAGGTCAGTGACAGGGCGGTGGACCTGACGCGCCTCAATGCCGGGGCCCCGGCGCTCGACAGCCATTCAGTCTGGTCCTCGCATTCGCAGGTGGGCGTGGTCGAACGCGCCTGGATCGAGGGCAAGGAAGGCAAGGCCACCATCCGCTTTCCCCGCGAGGGGCTGGACCAGGCCGCCGACCGGATGTTCGGCCTGATCAGCGACGGCATCATCCGCAACGTCTCGGTCGGCTATTCCATCGAGCGGGTGAAGGTGGTCGAGCCCGCCGCCAAGGGGGAGGTCGAACAGCGCATCGTCGAACGCTGGACCCCGCTTGAGGTCAGCTTCGTGACCGTCCCCGCCGATCCCCGCGCGCAGGTCCGCGCCGCCGATCAGGCCAATTATCCCGTCGAGATCGTCGACACCCGCATGCAAAAGGAGGCATCCATGCCTGAGAACACGACCATCGTGGCCGGGGATGTCCCCGCCTTGACCGAGACCCGCCAGCCGCCCGTCGCGGCCCCGGCGCAGGCCGAACAGGTCGCTGCGCGCATGCCGGAACCGGCACCAGCGCCCGACAGCGAGGCCATCGCAACCCGCGCCCGCGAAGCGGAGCGTGATCGCGTCTCCACCATCTACGATCTGACCGGTCGCCTGAACCTCGAACGCGGCTTCGCCGAGGATCTGGTCAAGCGCGGCGTCAGCGTGGACGAGTCCCGCCGCCTGATCCTCGACCAGGTGGCGGCAAAGTCGGACGAGACCCGGACCTTCCCGCATGTCTCCGTCCCCCTCTGCGGCCGGGACGAGCGCATCACACGTCGCGACGCCGTGGCGAACGCGCTCCTGCACCGCTACAGCCCGACGCTGTTCCCGCTGGAGGATGCCGCCCGCCAGTATCGCGGCATGACGCTGCTGGAACTGGCCCGCGAAAGCCTCGGCAATGCCGGGGTGAACACGCGCGGCCTCTCGCGTGACGAGGTGGCGACGCGCGCGCTGCATTCAACCTCCGACTTCCCCGAGATCCTGTCGGCCGTCACCAACAAGACGCTGCGGCAGGCCTATGACGCCTATCCCCGCACCTTCGCGCTCTTCTGCCGCCAGGTGCTGGCCACCGACTTCAAGTCAATGCACCGCGTTCAGCTGGGCGAGGCGCCGCAGCTGCTCGAGGTCGGCGAAAGTGGTGAGTTCAAGCGCGGCACCCTCGGCGAGAGCAAGGAAAGCTACCGCGTGAAGACCTATGGTCGTGTCGTGGCCATCACCCGCCAGGTGCTGATCAACGACGACCTCGACGCCTTCACCCGCATCCCTGCGATGTACGGCAACTCCATCGCGCAGCTGGAGAGCGACGTGGTCTGGGGCATCATCACCTCGAACCCGGCGATGGCCGACGGCAACGCGCTCTTCCACACCTCGCACAAGAACCTCGCGAGCACTGGCGCCGCGCTGGATGTGGCGAGTGTCGGCGCGGCCCGGGCGGCGATGGCGCTGCAGACCGGCCTCGACAAGAAGACGGTGCTGAACATCCGTCCCGCCTTCCTGATCGCCCCCGCAGCCCTCGAACTGAAGGCCGAGCAGCTGGTCGCCCAGAACCTGGTGCCGGCCGACAGCGCCAAGGTGGTCCCGCAGTCGATCCGTACGCTGTCGCCGATCAGCGAACCGCGCCTCGATGCGGCCAGTGCCACCTCCTGGTATCTGGCGGCCTCGCCCAACCAGATCGACACCATCGAATACGCCTATCTCGAGGGCCAGCAGGGCGCCTACATCGAGACCCGCAACGGCTTCGACGTCGACGGCGTGGAGATCAAGTGCCGTCTCGACTTCGGCGCCAAGGCCATCGACTGGCGCGGCCTCTACAAGAATCCTGGAGCGTAAGGTCAGAAGAGACCGTAAAGGTCGCGCCGCCCGTGCACGGCGCGGACGATCTCGATGTCGTCGCCGTCGATGCGGTAGAGCAGCAGATACGAACCGCTGACCAGATAGCGCAGCCCGGGGCGGATATCGTCCCGGGCCGGACCCATCTGCGGGTTGTCCGCGAGGTGGCTGGCGACCTCGTCCAGCCTGTCGAGCACACGGTCGGCGGCGGCCGGATCGTCCTCGGCGATATGCGTCCAGATGTCGATCAGGTCGTCGCGGGCCGCCCGCGTGAAGAACACCCGGGCCATGAAAGATCAGGACAGGCTGCGGCGGCTGCGCGCCTCGCGCTTGATATCGGCCATCGTCGTGCCCGGCTCGGCGCGGCCGCTGGCGATCCCGGCATCCCAGAGGTCACCCACGACCCGCCGCGCCCGCCATTCGCGCAAGGCCTCGCGGACCACCTCGCTCGACGAGGCATAGGCGCCGCTGCCCACGGCTTCCTGCAAGAGAGCCGCGTGCTCGTCGGTAATCGAAATGCTGATCTTGCCGGCCATGTCCGATCCTCCTGCCACAAAGGTAGGAAAAATTCGCACTCCTTGCAACCACGATCCAGAGGGAAATCCCCATGAAAACCTACGTTCAGCCCGGCAACACCATCACCCTGACCGCGCCCTATGCAGTCGCTTCCGGCGATGGCCTGCTCGTCGGTTCCATCTTCGGCGTGGCCGCTGGCACCGCTGCCCTTGGCGAAACCGTCGAGGCCGCGCTTGTGGGCGTCTACGAGCTGAAGAAGCTAGGCTCGCAGGCTTGGGCCGTCGGCGACCGCATCTACTGGGACAACACCGCCCGCCAGACCACCAAGGTCACAACCTCGAACACGCTGATCGGCGTGGCGACCGAGGCGGTAGCGGGCGGCGCGGGCGATGTGGTCGGCCGGGTACGGCTGAACGGGGCCTTCTGATGAGCGCCTTCGCCGCCGCCGTGGGCGCGCTCTTTGCCGATCCGAACATGGGGCGGGATGCGATCTACTTCGCCGATGGCGGTGCGCCGGTCCTCGTGCGCATCGTCGCCCGGCGTGCCGATGCGGTCACAGACTACGGTGATGCGCGACTCTGGTCCGAAACCACCCGGATCGATCTGCGCGCGGCCGAGGTACCAGCCCCGCGCCCGGGCGACCGGATCGAGATCGACGGCGATGCCTTCCTCATCCAAGGCGAGCCGGTCCGCGACCGCGAGCGGCTGGTCTGGACCGTCGATCTGCGCCCGGCGTGACCGCGATGCGCGTGAACCTCGACATCGATCCCGATATCGTCGCGATGATGGCCGCCGAGGTCGCGGCGGGGGAACGCGCCGTGTCGGCTGCGATCCGTGAGGCCGGAACCGGGCTGAAGGCGGCTTGGCGGCAGCAGATCACCGGCGCGGGCCTTGGGGCCCGGCTTGCCCGCACCATCCGGTCGGAGCAGTTCCCCAAAGGCACGCCCAGCCTCAACGCTGCGGCCGTCGTATGGTCCAACGCCCCGGTCATCGTCGGCGCGCACGATACCGGCCCGCTGATCCGCTCAAAGAACGGCTTCTGGCTGGCGATCCCCACGCCTGCCGCAGGCAAGTCTCTGCGCGGCGGCCGGATCACCCCCGGCGAGTGGGAACGCCGCACCGGCCTGCGCTTGCGGTTCATCTATCGACGCAGGGGCCCGAGCCTGCTGGTGGCCGAGGGGCGTTTGAACACCAAGGGCCGCGCCGTCGCGTCACGGTCAAAGACCGGCCGGGGTGTCGTCACCGCGCCGATCTTCCTGCTGGTGCCGCAGGTGAAGCTCCCGAAGCGGCTGGATCTGGCGCGGGACGCGGAGCGGGCGCACGCCGCCGTGCCGGGGCTGATCGTGGCGAAGTGGGTGGCGTCAAAATGACTTGCTCATACAATTGATGGCTTTGTCACGTCACGCTTCGCAAACTCCGAAGCCATCAAGTAAACAAATTGAGATGGCTGACCAGATATGAACTCTGATATCCTTGGTCCTAGCGGTCCATCCAGCGCAGAACGCAGCACATTGGGTCGATATCGCGTGATAGAACCGAAGTAAAACGCGGTAGCATAAATGGACGCTATTTGTGGAAGCACCTGCGGCCGATCAGCTGGTGGAACAAGATAAAGGTAGTTCCTACGGAAGGGGGCGCTACTGCCGACAGTCATCCAGATCCGATCCTTTACTGACGCAGCCAGTTCAGAAGCGTGATCGACCCCGTGTCGGCCATAGTTGATCGGGACAGTTTGCTCAAAGCAGATCAATGGTCTTCCAGATTCATTCAGGTTGCAGCGAACCTTGCGATAGTTCGGCGCCAGCCCAGAATTATTCAACACATCGTTCTGAGTAAAGCCAAGGCGTTTAACATCGTCAGCAAATAGAAGAACCCTCAGCCATACTTGGCGGCGTCGCCGGTTCTCGCAAAACTGTATGTCGTGTATAGAGATGAATCTTTCGGCACTTCCTGTTGCGCTGGCCCAAAGTCTATGACCAGAAAGAATTTGCGGCAGAAGCACTGAGACTGGTATTTGCAGACCGGCGGCGGCTATTCTTGGAACTCCCAGAGCGGCCATGAACTCGTCGAAAGCTTGAAGTTGTCCTCGTCCGTTTGGAGATGCCCAAAACTGGATTACTGCGTCATCAAACTCGCGGCCACCAGCAGGTACGGTTTCGTTCACGCCATGCATGATGTTCGGCAGTGATGCATGGATGCCCCGGCATATAGTGAAGGCTTTGGCGAGATTTAGAAAGCTGTAGTAAAGCTGGACCGGCTTGGCACCGTCAATTGGTGAGCTCTGTGCAGAGGTGAAGAAATCACGCGCTTGGTCAATATAAGAGTGAGCCTCTTGCCGTGATGCCAAATTTGCTACCTGCTCGGTTATGGAGTGGCGCATCATTCCCCAGGGATCGGCGGCAAAGAGAAGAGACTGTAGTGTTGGTCTGGGAACAGTAGGTGCCGTCGGCCAGAATGAGAATGGAACGGTTCTACTATAAGCCTTGAGCTCTATTCCGTCACGGGCTTCAGGCAGCAAAGGCATTTTCGGTTACTTCCTTCTGTTGGAACTCGATTTGATTGCAGCGTTCAGGCCGCACTTTTCCTCTTCAATCGAGGCTACACTGTTGAGGGTAGGAGGAGAAGCGATTGCCCACCCCCCGCGAAAACATCCTCGCCGCGCTGTACGCGCGGCTTTCGGCGCTGCCAGCCACCGCCTTGCGCGGTGACGTGCTGCCTGAACGCGTGCCGACCGCAGGTCTCCTGATCCTGCGCGATGGCGAGCCGGGCGAGCCCGAGGTCACGCTGTCGCCGCTGCGCTATCACTATCAGCACCGAGCCGAGATCGAGGCGGTCGTCCAAGGCGCAGCGCGTGACACGACCTTCGACACCCTCTGCGCCAGCATCGGCGCGGCGCTTGCCGCCGACCGCACGCTGGGCGGCCTCTGCGACTGGGTCGAGGCGGAAGCGCCGCGCCCGGTCGATCTGCCGGTCGAGGGTGCCGCCAGCCTGAAGGCGGCGGTGCTCCCGGTCATCCTGCACTATTCCACGGCCGATCCGCTGGCCTGACCCCACCCACGATAGGAGAACACGATGGCACGAGCCCATGGGGCGAGGGCGCAAATGGCGCTTGCGTTCGAGACTGTCTACGGCACCGCACCCGCCACCGGCTACCGCACGGTGCCCTTCGCCAGCACCACGCTTGGCTCCGAACAGCCGCTGATCGCCTCGGAACTGCTGGGCCAGGGGCGCGACCCGCTGGCGCCCATCAAGGATGCGGTCACCGCCGATGGCGACGTGGTCGTGCCGATCGACGTCGAAAACTTCGGCCTCTGGCTGAAGGCGGCTTTCGGTCAGCCAACGACCACCGGCACGACGCCCAAGACGCATACCTTCCAGTCCGGCAACTGGACGCTGCCGTCGATGGCCATCGAGACGGCCATGCCCGAGGTGCCGCGCTTTGCGATGTACACCGGCTGCGTCTGCGACCAGCTGTCGTGGCAGATGGCACGGTCCGGTCTGCTGACCGCAACCGCGCGGCTGGTGGCGCAGGGCGAGAACGTTGCCGCCACCACGGCCGCAGGCACGCCGACCGCGCTGGCGCTGCAGCGGTTCGGGCATTTCAACGGGGCGATCACCCGGAACGGCTCGCCGCTCGGCAATGTCATCTCGGCCGAGGTGACCTATTCCAACGGGCTGGACCGGATCGAGACGATCCGTTCGGACGGCCGCATCGAGGGCGCTGACCCCGGCATGGCCGCGTTGACCGGCCGGGTGGAGGTCCGTTTCGCCGACACCACGCTGATCACCCAGGCCATCGACGGCACGCCTTGCGAGCTGGTCTTCGCCTGGAGCCTTGGTGCCAACGCCAGCTTCACCTTCACCGCCCACGCCGTCTACCTGCCGCGCCCCCGGATCGAGATCCCCGGGCCCCAGGGCATCCAGGCGACCTTCGACTGGCAGGCGGCCAAGGCCACCGGCCCCGCCCGCATGTGCACCGCCGTCCTCGTCAACACAGTCGCAACCTACTGAGAAGGCTATCATGCTGACCCTCGATCTCACCAACGCGCCGCAATGGTGTGACCTCATCCCCGGCGTGCGCCTCCGGCTCCGCCCGTTGACCACCGCGCTGATGGTGTCGGCCCGTGGCGACCCCGCGATTGCCGACCTCCCCGAGGGGACGGCGACCGAGGAGGCGGCGCTCGCCATGGCCAAGGCGCTGGCCCGGCGCGCGATCCTCGCATGGGAGGGGATCGGCGATGCCGATGGCACTCCCATCGAGCCAAGCCCCGAGGCCATCGACGCGCTTCTCGACATTTGGCCCGCCTTCGAGGCGTTTCAGACCTTCTACGTCGCCAAGGCGCTGCTGCTGGACGCGGAAAAAAACGTCTTCGCGCCCTTGCCGAATGGTCCTTCGGCGGGGGCGACCGCTACTGCGCGGCCTGTGCAGGGCCCTGTCCCGACTGCCCCGCAAGGCTGAACCAGCCCCAAACCCTTGAGGGCGCTCAGGTCTGGGACCTGGCGCAGCGCCTCGGCGGGCAGATGCGCGTCATCCCGGGCGCGGTGATCGGCTGGGACTTGGGCGCGGCGCTGGCCTTGGGTGCCGCCCTCGGCATCTCCCCGCCTGCCATCGCCGAGCTGCTGCCCGCCCTCGAGGCAGTGATGGTCCGCCGCGTCAACGAGCAGATCGCGGCCAGCCGCGACTGACCCCATCCCATCCGGAGCCCCGATCCAATGGCCGAAAAACGCGTCTCCGTCCGGCTCGCCGCCGTCGGCGGCCGCCAGGTGCGCGCCGAACTGGAGGGCGTCGGCGAGGCCGGTGCCCGTGGCTTCGGCCGCCTGTCACGCGAGATGGAACTGGCCAACACCCGGCTGGCCGCCTTTGCGCGCCGGGCTGGCCTTGCCCTCGGGGCCGCCGCTGCCGCCGCCACAGCCTCCTTCGGGCTGATCGTCCGCTCCACGGCCGAGAGCGCCGCGCAGATCCGGCAGTTCGCGCAGGTCGCCAATGCCACGCCCGAGGCCCTTCAGCGCTGGTCGGCTGGCGCGCGGACGGTTGGCATCGAACAGGAGAAGCTGGCCGACATCCTGAAGGACGTGAACGACCGGGTGGGGGATTTCCTGCAGACCGGCGGCGGGCCGATGGCGGATTTCTTCGAGAACGTGGCCCCGCGCGTGGGCGTCACGGCCGACCAGTTCGCGCGCCTTTCCGGCCCCGAGGCGCTGAAACTTTATGTCGATACCCTCGAACGCGCGGGTCTGAGCCAGCAGGAGATGACCTTCTATCTCGAGGCCATGGCCTCGGACGCGACCCGCCTCCTGCCCCTCCTGCGAAACGGCGGGGCAGAGATGGCACGACTGGGTGACCAGGCTTCCGATCTCGGTGCGGTTCTGGACAGCGATGCGCTGGAAGCCCTGCGCCGCACGCAGCTGGCGCTGGGCACCGTATCGCTGGTCTTCGACGGGTTGCGCAACCGCATCGCCGTCGCCGTGGCCCCGACCATCGAGGCGCTGGCCAATGCCTTCGTTGCGCTGGCCTCGGATGGCGGGATCCTGCGCTCGGCCATCGACACCCTGATCGGCAACCTCGGCCGTCTCGCCTCCTACGCCGCGACCTTCGCTGCTGTCATGGCGGGGCGCTGGGTCGCAGGCATTGCGGCCGCCGCCCTGTCGGTTCGCGGCCTCGCTACCGCGCTGGTCTTCCTTCGCGGCGCCCTGATCCGCACCGGCATCGGGGCGCTAATCGTCGGTGCGGGCGAACTGGTCTATCAGTTCTCGCAGCTCGTCGCCCGGGTCGGCGGTGTGGGCGAGGCGTTTCGCCTGCTCGGCGATCTGGCCCGCGAGGTCTGGTCCCGCATCGGCCTGTCGCTGGACGCTGCCCTCGCGCGGATGGCCGCCGGATGGGAAGGGCTGAAGGCGGCCGGTCTCTCGGCACTGGAAGGCACCATAACAGGCGTGGTCAACTTCGGCGACCGGACGGCGGCGATCTTCCAGGGGGCCTATGACGCTGCGGTTGCAATCTGGGGCAGTTTGCCAGGCGCCATCGGCGACTTCGCCTTCCAGGCAGCGAATGGCCTGATCTCGGGCGTCGAGGCGATGCTGAATGGCGTCGTCACCCGCATCAACAGCTTCATCGAGACGCTGAACGCGGCTCTCGCGCTGTTGCCCGAATGGGCCACCGGCGAAGGTGGCGTGCGGATCGGCATCCTCGATCCGGTGGAACTCGGCCGCATCGGCAATCCCTTCGACGGCGCGGCAACGGCCGCAGGGGCCGCCGCCGCAGATGCCTTCTCCGCCGCGCTGTCGCGGACCTATCTGGAACCACCCGATCTCGGGCTCGGGGCCGTGGCCGAGGATGCCCGAGCCCGAGCCGACGGCTATCGCGAGGCCGCAGGCATGCTGGCCGATGCCGCCGGTCGACCGCTGGCCAGCTGGCAGGCGCTGAAGGACGCGGTGACTGGCACGGGGACGGAAGCCGAGACCGCGCTGGCGGATGCAGCCGCTTCTGCCGATGCCCTCACGGCAGGGCTGAACGACACCGCCACCGCCGCCGATGGTGCGGGAGGCGCAGCACGCGACGCGGGGGCCGCTGCAGCCGCAGGCGCGGAGATCGCCCTGACCGGCTGGCAAGCCGTCACCGCGGCCCTTGCCGATTATGCCGCGAAGGCGCGCGACATCGGCGGCGATATCGGCAGTGCGCTGGTGGGCGCGTTCACCTCGGCGGAGAACTCCATCGGCGACTTCGTGAAGACCGGGAAGCTCGACTTCCGCGACCTGGTCACGTCGATGATCGCCGATCTTGCCAAGCTCGCCGCGCGCCGCTTCATCCTCGGCCCCATAGCCAATGCCCTCTCCGGCGCGCTGGGCGGAGCGGGTGGCATCTTCGCCAACATCCTGCATGCGGGTGGCGTGGTCGGAGGCCCAGGTCCCGGCCGGATAGTCCCGGCCCTGGCCTTTGCAGGTGCGCCGCGCATGCACAATGGGGGCTGGGCCGGGCTGCGCCCCGACGAGGTTCCGGCCATCCTCCAGCGCGGGGAACGGGTTCTCTCGCGACGCGAAGCCGCAGGCTACGGCCAATCGGGCACCGCGACCGTCAATGTCACGATCAACGCACGCGACGCCGAGAGCTTCCGACAGTCCCGCACGCAGGTCGCCAGCGACATCGCCCGCGCCGTGTCGCTGGGCCGGAGGGGCATGTGAGTGCGACCCCGCAAGTGGGCACCGGTTGCGGGGGCCAGAGCACGAACCATGGAGAAACTTGATGGCATTCCAGGAGGTCCGCTTTCCGGACAACATCAGCCGGGGCGCACGTGGCGGTCCGGAACGCCGCACCCAGATCGTCGAACTGGCGAGCGGGGCCGAGGAGCGCAACGCCAGCTGGGCCAACAGCCGCCGCCGCTACGACGTGGCCTACGGCATCCGCCGCGCGGATGATCTGGCGGCAGTGGTCGCCTTCTTCGAGGCCCGCAACGGCCGTCTGCACGGTTTCCGATTCAAGGATTGGGCCGACTTCAAGTCCTGTTTGCCGTCACAGACGCCGGGGCCAAACGATCAGCCCATCGGCACCGGCAACGGGGCGGCCACGCAATTCCAACTCGCCAAGCGATACACCTCCGGCGCGCAGTCCTGGTCGCGCGCGATCACCTATCCCGTCGCCGGGACGGTCACCATCGCCATGAATGGCACGCCCCAGGCTTCCGGCTGGTCAGTTTCCACCACGACCGGCCTCGTCACCTTCACCACCGCCCCCGGCGCAGGCGTCGCCATCACCGCGGGTTTCGAATTCGACGTCCCGGTCCGCTTCGACACCGATGTCCTAGACGTCACCCTCGACCTCGAACGCCTGGGCTCGATCACCTCGATCCCGCTTCTGGAGATCCGCGCATGAACGAAGAGACCGGATTTCTGGCGGCGGTGCTACGCGAACTCGGTGCATCCACCGCCGTCATCCTTGCCGCCTGGGGCGCGCTGGGGGGTGCGACCAATGCGCTGACGACGCGTATGCGACTGCGCGATGCCCTCCGACACATCCTGCTTGGCGGGTTGATCGCGGCGGGGATGGGGAGCCTGTCGATGGCCCTCGTCGCCCGTTGGCTCGGCCTGCCGCCTGAAGCCATTCCGGCCGGAGGCGCTGCTGGCTCGGCCGCTTACTTGGTCGGGGTCTTTGGGCCCGCTTTCATCGAGGTCGTTCTTGCCCGACTGCGCGGTGCGACGGGAGGGCCGTCCGATGAATGAGCTTCTTCGACTCGCGCGCTCCATCCGCTGTGATGCGACCGATCCGGGCCAAACCTTTCGCCACCGCATGGGCGTTGGTCTCGCCGTCGCACTGCTGATCTTGATCCTTTCACTTCTCGGGTGATCCCATGAAAACGAGCGACCGGGGGCTTCTGGCTCTGATCCGGCACGAAGGTGTCGTGCCCGGACCCTATCTGGATGTGAAGGACGTCTGGACCTTCGGCATCGGCCACACCGCCGCCGCTGGTCCGCCCGATCCGGCGCGGGTGCCGCGCGGGATGCCCGCCGATCTCGATGCCAAGATCCGTGAGGCGTTCCAGCTCTTCCGCACCGATCTCGCCGCCTACGAGGCCGGGGTGCTGCGCGCGGTGAAGGTGCGGCTTGAACCCCACGAGTTCGATGCGCTGGTCAGCTTCCACTACAACACCGGCGGCATCGCCAAGGCCGCGCTGACGCGCCACCTGAACGCTGGCAACCGCGCGGCGGCCGCAGCGGCCTTCATGGGCTGGCTCCGGCCCGCCGCCATCCGGTCCCGGCGCGAGGCGGAGCGCGATCTCTTCGCCAGGGGCACCTACCCGACCGGCACCATCCCGGTCTGGTCGGTCGACCGCAACGGCCGGGTGGATTTCTCACGGCCGATCCGTCGGCTGACCGAGGCCGAGGCGCTGGCCTTGCTGCGCCCGGTGATCACGCCGCCATCCACCCAACTCGCCTCCACGCCCAGCTGGTGGCAGCGGCTCGCCAGCTTCTTCACGGGAAAGGAAACAACATGAACTGGAGCCTCGCACGCGGCCTTGTCTATCTCGCCTGCCTCGTCGCCTCCGGCCTCGCCATGACGGGGCTGGCGGATTTCGACTTGGCGACGGGAACCTTCGATCTCAGGCCCTTCAACCTCTACGCCCTGACCGGTGCGGCCGGTGGTGTCGCCTCATCGGCGCTGGCCTCGATCGCGCTCTGGCGCGGCTGGGGGCGGAAATGAAGTCCCTCCCGCCTGCGCTGCAGGCCCATCTCGACGAGGGCACCACGACGCTTGCCTGGTGCTGGCGCATCACCCGGGCCGATGGCGTGACCTTCGGCTTCACCGACCACGACCGGACGCTGTCGTTCGACGGAACCGAGTTCGAGCCGGAAAGCGGACTGACGGCCTCCGAGGTGCGATCCGGCTCTGACCTCTCCGTGGATGCACAGGATGCCCAAGGCGTGCTCTCGTCTGACCGGATCACCGAGACCGACATCCTCGACGGCCGCTGGGACAATGCGGCGGTCGAGGTCTGGCGAGTGAATTGGGCGAGCCCCGCGCAACGCGTGCTCCTCCGGCGCGGGGCCATCGGCCAGATCCGGCGCGGGCGGCTGGCCTTCGTGGCCGAGGTTCGTTCATTGGCCCATGTCCTTGGCCAGACCGTGGGACGAACGTTCCAGGCGAGCTGCGATGCCGCGCTGGGCGATGCACGCTGCGGGGTGAACCTCGAGGCTCCTGCCTTCAAGGGGACGGGCGCGGTCATCGACGTGCTGCGCGACCGGGCCTTCACCACCAGCGGCCTCGGCAGCTTCACGGCAGGCTGGTTGGCCTTTGGGCTGGTGGAATGGTCGACCGGCGCCAACGCGGGGCGGCGGGTCGAGGTGTTGTCGCATGATCTCGTCGACGGGGTGGCGATCCTGACCCTGCTGGAAGCCCCGGTGCGCCCTATCATGGCGACGGACACCTTCGTGGTCCGCGCCGGTTGCGACAAGCGCCTTGCGACCTGCGGAACGAAGTTCGCCAATGTCGCCAAATTCCGGGGGTTTCCGCACATCCCCGGCCAGGATGCCGTGCTGCGCTACGCGACGAAGGACGGCGGGCACGAGGGGGCGATTCTGTGACCGCGCCAGTCATGACCGCCGATCTCGAGCGCGTCATCGCCGCCGCCCGCTCCTGGCTCGGCACACCCTACCACGATCAGGCAAGTCTCCGCGGGGTCGGTTGCGACTGCCTCGGCCTCGCACGCGGCGTCTGGCGCGAGGTCGTAGGCCCGGAGCCGTTCCCGATCCCACCCTACAGCCGCGACTGGGGCGAGACCGGGCCAAGGGAGGTGCTGGCGGATGGGGCGCGGGCGATGATGCCCGAGATCGCACCAGCCGACGCCCCGCCCGGTGCGCTCGTCCTGTTCCGCATGATGCCCCGCGCCATCGCCAAGCATGTCGGCATCCTGACCGGACCTGCCACTTTCCTCCACGCCTATGAACGGCTGGGCGTGATCGAGGAACCGCTGACGCCGACTTGGGCGCGCAAGATCGCCTTCGCCTTCCTGTTCCCCGCACGCTGAGATTTTCACATGGCCACGCTCGTCCTCGGTGCCGTCGGTTCTGCCATTGGCGGAGCCTTTGGCGGCGCGATCCTCGGCTTTTCCGGTGCTGCCATCGGCGGTTTCATCGGCTCCACCATCGGGTCGGTAGTCGACAGCTGGATCGTGTCCTCGCTGGCGCCTGCTCAGAAGATCGAGGGCCAGCGGCTGGATTCTCTGCGCATCACCTCGGCCACCGAAGGTGCCATCGTCCCGCGCCTCTACGGCCGCATGCGCATCGGCGGCAACATCATCTGGGCCACCGATTTCCGCGAGGAGACAAAGACCACCACGCAGGGCGGCGGCAAGGGCGGGGGCGGTGGCCGGGTCCAGACGACCGAATATCTGTACTACGCCAGCTTCGCAGTCGCCCTGTGTGAAGGCCCGATCACTGGCATCGGCCGCATCTGGGCCGACGGCAAGCCGCTCGACATGACCGGGATCACCTGGCGCTGGTATCCCGGCAACGAGACCCAGACGGCTGACCCATTCATTGCCACGAAGATGGGCGCAGCCAATACCCCAGCCTATCGCGGCACGGCCTATGTCGTCTTCGAGGAAATGGCGCTCTCGACCTATGGCAACCGCCTGCCCCAGCTGTCGTTCGAAGTGTTCCGACCACTGGCCGATCCCGACACGGCCGAGGGGCTCGTGAAGGCGGTGACAATGATCCCGGCCTCGGGCGAGTTCACCTATGCGACTGAGGCCGTGCGCAAGACAGTCGGGGCGACGACGACGGTCTTCGGTCAGACGACCGGCGGCACAACCTCGGCCGAGAACCTGAACGCGCTGCCCGACGAGGCCGACATCGTCGTGGCGCTCGACCGGCTGCAGGCCATGGCCCCGGCCGTCGAGAGCGTCAGCCTGGTCGTCGCCTGGTTCGGCAATGACCTGCGCGCGGGGAACTGCTCGATCAAGCCCGGCGTGGAGGTGGCGGCCAAGGTCACCAGCCCGAAGGTGTGGGCGGTCAACGGCGTTGCACGGGCCAATGCGCATCTGGTCAGCCGCGACGCCGAGGACCGTCCGGTCTATGGCGGCACGCCCGCCGACTTCGCGGTGGTACAGGCGATCCGCGAGATGAAGGCGCGCGGGCTGCGTGTCACCTTCTATCCTTTCCTGCTGATGGACGTGCCGCCCGGCAACACGCTGCCGAACCCCTACAGCGCAAACGCCACCACGCCGGGCCAGCCATCCTTCCCGTGGCGCGGGCGGATCACCTGTTCCCCGGCGGCAGGCTTTGCGGGGACCGCCGACAAGACCGCCGCCGCTGCCACGCAGGTCTCCAGCTTTTTCGGGGCGGCCACACCGGCGCAGTTCGCGGTGTCGGGCGACACCGTCAGCTGGACCGGCCCTGCGGGTGACTGGGGCCTGCGGCGGATGATCCTGCACTACGCCCATCTCTGCGGGGTAGCGGGCGGGGTCGATGCCTTCCTGATCGGCACCGAGATGCGCGGGCTAACCACGATCCGGTCGAGCACCAGCGCCTATCCGGCCGTCACCGCCTTCAAGGCGCTGTCGGCGGAAGTGAAGACGATCCTCGGCGCTGGCACCAAGGTGGGCTACGCCTCCGACTGGTCGGAGTACTTCGGCCACCAGCCGGGTGATGGGACCGGGGATGTGTTCTTCCACCTCGACCCGCTCTGGTCGGATGCGAATGTCGATTTCATCGGCATCGACAATTACATGCCGCTCTCCGACTGGCGCGACGGCTTCGACCATGCCGATGCGCTGGAAGACTGGCCCGCCATCCATGACAGGGGTTATCTGCAGGCCAACATCGCCGGTGGCGAGGGCTTCGACTGGTTCTACGCCAGCACCGCCGACCGGTCGGCGCAACTGCGCACACCGATCACCGATGGAGCGTCGGGCAAACCGTGGGTGTTCCGCTACAAGGATCTGCGCGCTTGGTGGTCGAATGCCCATTTCAACCGCCCGGGCGGGGTGGAGAGCGGCACGCCCACCGCATGGGTGCCGCAGTCGAAGCCCGTGTGGTTCACCGAACTGGGATGCCCCGCCATCGACCGGGGAACGAACGAGCCGAACGTCTTCTTCGACCCGAAGTCGTCGGAGAGCTTCACGCCCTGGTTCTCGCGTGGCTGGCGCGACGATGCCATTCAGCGTGCCTATTTGGAAGCCAGCTATCTCTGGTGGGGAACTCCGGCCAATAATCCCGTGTCGGCCATCTACGGCGGCCGGATGGTCCATGTTCCGGAATGCGCCGCCTGGACCTGGGATGCGCGTCCCTATCCCTTCTTCCCCGAACTGACCGGCGTCTGGACGGACGGGCCGAACTGGCGGCTCGGCCACTGGCTGACCGGCAGGCTCGGCGCGGTGTCGCTGGCGGCTCTCGTGCGCCACCTCTGCCTGCGCGCCGGGCTGGCCGAAGGCCTGATCGACGTCGCTGGCCTCTGGGGCGCGGTCGAGGGCTATGTGATCGGCGCCCTTGAAAGCCCCCGGGCGTCGATTTCCACGCTGGCCCGCCACTTTGGCTTCGACGCCATCGAGACCGAAGGCGTGATCCGTTTCGTCATGCGCGGCCGCGCCTCGGTCGCCACGCTGGCCATCGACGATCTGGTAGCCAGTCGTGAGGGCGAGGCTTTTGAGCTGACCCGTGGTCAGGAGACCGAACTGCCGCAGGCGCTGAAATGGCAGGTCGCGCGGGCGGATGAGGACTATGACGCGGCTCTTGTCGAAGCCCGCCGCATCACCGTCGACACCACCCGCATCGCGTCCGAGTCCTTCCCGATGGCGATCCCGCCCGAGGAGGCTGAACGCCGTTGCCGCCGCGCGCTGATGGAAGCCTGGATCGGTCGGGAAAGCGCCACCTTTCGGCTGCCGCCCTCGCGCCTCGCCCTCGATCCGGCTGACGTCATCCGGCTTGCGCATGACGGCCGGGAGGTCGAGTTCCGGCTGGTATCCGTCGCCGATGCCGAGGCGCGGGGCGTTGAGGCGGTGCGCCAGAACCGCGCCGCCTACGATCTGCCGCCCGGCGATCCGCGGCCCGCGTCGCTCGCCAGCCCCGTCGCCTTCGGCACACCGGAGGCGGTGATGCTGGACCTGCCGCAAATCAGCGAGGACCAGCCCGCCCATCGCCCCCTGATCGCTGCCCATGCCAGCCCCTGGCCGGGCGAGATCGCGGTATTCCGCAGCGCCTCGACAGACGGGTTCGCGTTGCTGACGACCTTCGGCAGTCGGGCGCGGCTTGGCACGCTGGCCTTCGACCTCTATCCGGGGCCGACCTCGCGCTTCGATCTCGGCAACGCGCTGGTGGTCGATCTGCTGTTTGGAACGCTGGAAAGCGTAACGGATGTCGCGCTGTTCGGCGGAGCGAACGCACTCGGCGTCGAGTCCGCAGCAGGGGTGTGGGAGATCGTCCAGGCAGGTGCGGCCGAGCTGATCGCCCCCGGCCGGTACCGCCTGACCCGCATGTTGCGAGGCCAGCGTGGGACAGAACATGCCATCGGCAACCCGGCCCCAGCAGGAGCGCGAGTCGTGGTCTTGGACACCGCGCTGTCATTGCTGCCCATCGCCGAAGCCGACCTTGGTCTGCCTTGGAACTGGCGCGTGGGCCCGGCTGCGAGGGCGGTGGGCGATGCAAGCTATGCCGCGCTAGGCTTCACGCCGACCGGGCGGGGCCTCGTGCCTTTCGCGCCAGTGCATGTCGAGCAGCCGTGGCGAACAGCGCGCAGCACCGGCGATCTCACCATCCGCTGGACGCGCCGGTCCCGCGCGCTGGTCGCGGATGCCTGGGAACAGGTCGAGGTGCCGCTGGCCGAGGACCTGGAAAGCTACGATGTGCAGATCCTCGACGGGACGACCATCAAGCGCACCCTGACCAGCTCCACGACCTCCGTCCTCTACACCGCCGCCCAGCAGACAGCCGATTGGGGCACGCCGCTCGAGCCCGGCCAGACGCTGGCGATCCGCATCCACCAGATCTCGAACCGCCTCGGCCGCGGCACACCCGCCGCGGTCACGCTGCAATTCTGATCCCAACTCACGGGAAGCCCCATGTCCGACACCACGACCCATCTGGGCCTGCCTTACCTTCTGGCGGCGCAGGCGCAGAAGCATGTCACCCACAACGAGGCGCTGCGCCTGCTCGACGCGATGGTGCAGCTGTCGGTCCTCGACCGCACGCGCACTGCCCCCCCGGCCAGCCCGGCCGATGGAAACCGGCACCTTGTGGCATCGGGCGCGAGCGGCCTCTGGGCGGGGTGGGACCTGAACATCGCCTTCTGGGTGGACGGCGCGTGGATCCGCCTCGTCCCTCGCACCGGCTGGTTGGTCTGGGTCGCGGCGGAAGGCCTGTTCCTCGTCTGGACAGGCAGCGCCTGGGAAGTGGTCGGCGAGCCACGCGACGTCTCGGACGCGGTGTTCAGCCTGGTCAACGACGCGGACCCGACGAAGAAGGCGACCTTCTCGCTGGCGGGGATCAGTGCCGTGACAACGCGCAGCTTCACGCTGCCAAACACATCCTCCGAACTGGCGATCCTCGCAGGCACGCAGACCTTCACCGGGAACAAGACCTTCTCCGGCACGTTGACCGCCTCGGGCACAGTCACCGTATCGGCCGCCAGCGCCACCATCGGTACTGCGACGACGACCGCGACCTACGGGGTGGGCACCGGCGCCACGACCACGGGCGTGACCAAGACCGTGAACATCGGCACCGGCGGTGCCTCCGGCTCGACCACTGTCGTGAACATCGGCTCGGCCACCGCCGGAGCGGGTGGCACGACAGTGGTGAACACGCCCACCGTCACCTTCGCCAATGCCGTCACGCAGGTCGGCATGCCTCAGGCCAACCTGACCGCGCAGCTATTGGGCCTCGGCGGGGCCACGGCCGACAGCTACAACCGGATGTCGGTCAACACCCCAGCCGTCCTTCTGAACAATGCGGGCGCAGGGATCGAAGCGACCGTCAACAAGGCGGCCGCCGGGAACGACGCGGCCTTCGCCTTCAAGACCGGGTTTTCGGCCCGCGCGCTGATCGGCCTCTTGGGCAATGACGACTTCAGCTTCAAGGTCAGCCCGGACGGATCCGCCTTCTTCGACGCGATCCGCATCGACCGCGCGAGTGGCCAGATAGAACTGCCGCAGCCGACCGTTCTGCCAGGGCTGGCCGCAGCGCCAAGCCCGCCGCCTGCAGGGAAGGCATCGGTCTACGCCCGCAACCGCGCCGGGGCGCCATGGATCGACGTGATGCGCCCCTCGGGACGGGACTTCCCGCTCCAACCCCACTTCGGGGTGAACCGCATCGCGAACTGGTCGCCCTCGACCGGCACGACGGTGACCACCGAAGGCCTGCCGATCACTTCGGTCGGCACAGTTTCGACGCCCACGCTCGCCGCGACGAACCTCGCCGCCAGCATGCGGCGCTGGCGCCTGACCTCTGCGGCAGTCGTGGACTCGGTCGCCGACCAGCGTTCTGCAGGCTGGGCCTGCTGGCGCGGCAATGCGGCGGGCCTCGGCGGCTGGACCTTCGTGACGCGGCTCTCGCTCACAACCCTGCAGGCGACCGGCATGGGGTTCTTCGGCCTCTACGGCTCCACTGCCGCGCTGGCCACCACCCTGACGCTGGCCGCCGTCATCAACTGCATCGGTATCGGCTTCCAGCGCGGCACGCACACACGATGGCAACTGGTCGCAAACGACGGCACCGGGGCGCCGACGCTTTCGGACATGGGCGCGTCCTTCGCCATCGCCACCGGTGGCGTACTGACCCTGTTCATCGCCGCGCCGCCGAACGGAAGCTCTGTCTGGGTGCGCGTCGTCGACGAGGTCTCTGGCGCGGTCTTCGAGCAGGAAATCACCGCCGACCTGCCCGCCGCGACGCAGTTTCTGTCGCCGCGGCTCTTCCTCAACAACGGGGCGACGGCCGCTGCTGTCGCCTACGACTGCGCTGGGTTATACGTCGAGACCGATTACTGA